TCTCACTGAAGGATTATTAATAAAAAATCTCTTCATTCTTGAAACACATTGATTTTTTACTCCTACTCTCTCAGGATTAACAGATTTAAATAAGTTTCTATACTCATTTATCCATTCAAAGTTAGTTATATCCTCTGCTAAGAAATTTACTCCCCAAGTAATCTCTCCTGTAATATAATCCCTATTTACTATACCAGTAGCCATAATTTTATTAATTAGATTTTCTGGTATATAAGTAGGTTTTATATTGTAATATAGACACATTAGATAGCATAAAGCATCATCATAAGGTCTTATTTTTTCTTCTTGTAATCTCTCTTTAATTTCTGGGTTTATATCAATTAAAGTTCTACTCATAAATTATAATGTTTTACTTTACTACTATCTAAATCTTCTAATAAGCTAAATACCCAATTCTTATCTACGGTATTTTTTGAGTATAGAATGTATATTTTAGCAATATAATTATCTCTATAAATAAGTGACCTTGCCAATTTTTGTAGTGATAATCCATTCTTATTACTATCTGCTTGAATCACTAAGACATTATCTATATTTTGAAAAGTATAACCAACTCCACCTGAATTAACTAATGCTAATACATTAATTTCTTCCTTAATAAACTTTTCTAAATTATCTTTGTTAGTCTTTGAATTAAATGTTGGTACACCTAATTGATTACTTTGCTCTATATTAGAACAAAATACTAAAGTTCTACCTTTTAATTTAGTTAAAGCATATTTAGCATAGTTTAATTTAGATGGTAAGTTATGTATAAATCTCATTCTTCTCAAAAATGCTGAGGTACTCACAGTATCCTCACATACTTTAGAAAGATATTGATATTTCTGATATTCTGTCTGATAGAAAGATTTAGTTTTATTACCTGATAAGATATTTCTATTTATTGAGTCTAGTGGTACTCCTATAGTTGTAATTCTATAATCAGCAACTATATTATTACCAATAGCTTCTTCAATAGAAACTTCTTTCAGTATTTTATCAAGCCCTAAGTAAGACATAACATCTAACTTTATCTTGTGTTTAGGGAGTGTTCCTGTTAGTCCAATCAATGATTTATATTTTAGATTTTTAGTAAGTAAGTTTTTAGCTTGTCTAAGCGACAAAACCTGTACCTCATCTAACACTATTAAATCATATTCTCCTGATTGTTTTACAAGAGATGAATAACAAAGTATGGTAGTTTTTTTAAGATATGATTTAGCTTTCCACTTAATAAATTCATTAGGTATATCTTCATCTCTTAGTTTGGTATTAGGAGTTACCCATAGAATTTTTTTGTATTTAAACTTCTTTATTAGTTCTATTAGTACTCTAGTCTTCAGTTCTGTTATCTTAAAGGCTTTTTATCCTTTAATTCTACATTTTCTTTTTTAATGTAGCTCGGCATATATTTTCATCTTCAACATTACTTGGTAAGATGCAGGACACTCGTGGAAGAATTATATTCTACTTTATAAGTAGTTTCATCTTCTATGCTCTACACTACTTAATAGTTTTAATTATTAAGTTAGCACGGTATTATCATCTCAGACTTCACCGTTTTTGCCCTGTAATAATTTTAGAAATTTCTTTCTAAAACGGCAATTTCATTATATTTTTCAAATTTTCTTTCAAGGTATATTTCAGCATTATTATATAAATAATTACAAATTCTAATAGAATCTTTATTTCCAAACTCAACAAAATAACAATTTGTTACTTTAGTTTTATCTCTACTATTTAAATATAATTTTTTATCTGTTCTATTAAATATAAAAAGTAGATATTTTAGAAACTCTTTAGTACCTAAAATAGATAATCTTAGTTTTTTATTACCTCTAGGATTTCTATTTGGAAAAATGCTTCCATCTCCATCAATGTATCCCCTTATAAAATGATTATATAAATTCAAAGGTAAGATATTTTTATCTGGAAATTTTAATTTTAGAGATTTTTGTGGTGTACAACCTTTATTATATAATTGTTTCCACATTTTTTTATCTACGAATGAACATCTACATCTAAAAGAGTCTTTTTTATTAGGTATTTCTTTACCTATAAAATTTCTAAATTTTTCTAAGTGTTCACTATCTTTTAAAGATAATTCTAAAGAAATTCTGTAATTATTTTTATCACCTATTTTAGAAATATTACCATCAGCATATAGAAAACCTAACCAATAAGCCTTTTCTTGAGTATCTATTTTATCAAAAACATTGTTTTTTATTTTTTGTTTATTAGATTTACTAAACATAAAACCAAGTTTTTTTAACTTCTTTCTAAGTGTTTTATCTGAAATTTTATATTTTTTTGATAAAACAGTAGGTCTAGTACCTACTTCTATAAATTCTTGGATAGCTTTTTTATATAAAATATCAACTCTATTTACTTTATTACTTATTTTTCCTCTTAAGTTTATAGAATTATTTTTTAATACTCTATAAATAGTATGTTCTGAGATATTATACTTAGATTGTATCTCTAATAAAGTAGTTCCTTTTATGTAATCTTCTATTACTGACTTTTCTGAAAAATTCTTATTATACATCTTTACAAATTTTTTGCAAAGATATAAAAAATATTTTAATTACCAACACGTGGAGCAATAAGATAAGTACCTATATCATCATATTTAGCATTACTAAGTATATCTTTTAGTATATCCTCTCTTGCATTCATAATTAGTGACATTGTGCATAGTTAGTACCAAAATCTGCTGAAATATCCAGTGGTATTGGTAACTTTAGTTTTTTATTTACTGTGTTAATACATTCTTTAAGAATCTTTAATACATCTTCTTGACTATATAAATTGCTGTCAAAATACATCAAAAATTCATCATGCACCTGAAGCATTATATTATCAAAATACTTTAGTACTTCTTTTAAATAACAATCAAATACATATACAGCTGTACTTTGATTAAGTGTAGAAAATATATCTTTAAAGTATCTAAGTGATTGCCAAAACTTACTAATAGGATTTAATAACCACATAGTATCTACATTAGATAGAAAAGCATTTTGTTCTTTAAAACCTAAATTATTTAAATCTTTTGATTTATAAATTAAAGTTTCTCCAGACTTCGAAATAACTTTTACTAATCTATCATTAGCAACATCTTTTAAAGACTTATTTCTTTCCCAATAAGTATTATGTAATTTCTCAGCAAACTCTCTTGTAGAGTTTAATAACTTAGCTTTTTTATCAATACCACTGCCATAAGTTGAAGAATTACCTGTTATAACAACTTTATTATTTTGTTTAGCTATAAAAGTTTTATTTTTATTATTTACACAAAATACATCTGTATATCTACTAAATGTTTTGTTTAACTTTTGACCTGTAATATGTCTTCTATTTCTTACATAAACATCTACACAAGTGTTATTTTTATACACTTTACCTTTTGATAAATTATAAAAATAACCATTTAAAGTCAAAGCTAAACAAAAAGCATTAAGTATATTACCTTTGTTTTGAGTAAAAACTTTTTGAATACTTTTACTATAACCATCACCTTTTAACATATGTATAATAAATTCTTCTCTTAATTCATAAGATAAATCTATTATTAAGTTGGTATAGTCTATTTCTTTTTTGTTCAACTGTGGTAAATTTAGTCTTTCAAATAAACTTCTTATTTCTTTTGATAAAACATTATAATAAACTAATCCATCTTTTCTTTGATATGACCTATATTCAAAATTAGATAAGACCTCTTCTAAATCTTTTTTATTATCTTTTTGACCTATAGTACAAATAACATCTCTTTTTTTACCAAAAGAGTTAGAGGTACCACCTAACTTATTTGACCACTTTATATAACCTTCAGTTAATATCCAAGCTAATAATCTAATGTCATTAACACTATATTTATCATTTTGGTTTTTATAACAAGAAGATATAATAATATTATCAGTGGTTTTTATATTAATAGCTTCTACAAAACATTTTTTAGAACAAGTTAATCCACTCTTTTTTAATTTGAAAATTTTATTAGAAAACCATTTGTGATTAGGTGTACATTCAAAACTAAAAGTATGGTTATTTATTTCTATCACTTCTTGATTACTAAAGAAAGGTATAGATTCTATATCAACAACTTCTAATTCATCTTTTTCTATGTTATAAGAAAAGATTTTATCATCTAAAGACAACTGATTATAGTTTTTCCAACCTTCAACAGTTAAAACTTCAGTTTTATCTACTGGTAAACAGAAATTTATTGTTTTAGCAACACTTCTTTTTTTCTTTATTTCTTTATAGAGTTTTTCATCATCACCCTCTTTAAAGTTTTTAAAGAAATCAGCTTCTTCTTGTGTTATTAGTCCAGCTAATATACCAATATCTAAGTGAGGGTCAAAACCAGGTGTTCTTCTATCTTTAACATATTGTGGGTCAAACTTAAACATATAATTATCTTGTGTTGTTGCTTCAGCAGCAGATAAATC